CGATTGCCTGTATCGCCCCCGAGCACGAGGCTAAGCGGGCTCAAGAATACGTTGAACTCTGTATGCGCATGCGCCCCCAGTGGGCCCCCGACCTTCCCCTCAACTGTGAATCTGGATATGGAAAAAGCTATGCTGACTGCTGAAGTTATTGACTACGCGATGCCGCTCATGAACATCGAGCGTCTTGCCAAGGAATGCCACGATCTGTGCCTGCACAACAAGTTTGAAGAGGCTAACGAATTGGCCTTGAAGGTAGGTGTGGAGGCGCGTATCCTCAGTGCCTCACTTGCAATCATGCAGGGTAAGGAGACTTCACGTTGACTATGCCGACTTGGTCTTTCAGCAGTCTGAAGACCTTCCAACAGTGCCCCAAGAAGTACTTCCACATCAAGGTTGCGAAGGATGTAGTTGACAGGCCGCACGAGTCCGCGCTGTACGGTTCAGCCGTGCACAAAGCTGCGGAGGATCACGTAGCCGAGGGGGTCCCGATCCCTGCCAAGTATGGCTACATGATCCCGACCATCGAGGCGCTGAAGGGGATCCCGGGTGAGAAGTTCTGCGAGATCAAGTTGGGTGTCACTGAGAAGCTGGAGACGTGTGACTATGACGCACCGAATGCGTGGTGGCATGGCATCGTTGACCTGCTGATTGTTGATGAGGACACGGGCACTGCCCACATGGTGGACTACAAGACCAGCAAGAACGCCAAGTACGCCGACACCAAGCAGTTGGACTACATGGCTGTGGCTGTGTTCGCCAAGTTCCCCAAGATCAAGGTGATCAAGTCGGCCCTGCTGTTCGTGGTGAGCAACGAGTTCGTCAAGAAGAAGCACGTTGTGGAGAACAAAACTGCGTACATGAACAGCGCCATCTTTGATTTGAACCGCTTAAAGAGCGCGTTCAACAGTGGGGTGTGGAACCCCGTCAGTGGCCCACTGTGCAAGTTCTGCCCAGTGAAGAGTTGTGAGCACAACAGGAGTTAGGTATGCCCTACACCAAATCCCCCCGCCCCTACAAACACGAGTACCAAATGCAACTCAAACGAGGAGAGCATGAGGATCGCATGGAACGCCAACGTGCACGCAACAAGTTGGACGCCAAGGGTGTAGATCGTACGGGTAAGGATGTCAGCCACGTCAAAGCACTTGCTCGGGGCGGCTCCAACAAGGATGGGTACAAGCTGGAAGCTCCGTCCAAGAACCGAAGTCGAAACCTACACCGCAAGGGAGAGAAGTAAGTGACGGAGCAATACCTAGAGGGCTATGAATGGCCCCGCCCATCAGGAATAGAACCCTTCAACCACCAGAAAGAAACAGCACACTTCCTAGCCACCCGCAGCAAAGCCTTCTGCTTCAACGAGCAGGGCACCGGCAAGACCGCATCAGTCATCTGGGCGACCGACTACCTCATGAAGGTGGGGGCGATCAAGCGGGTGCTGATTGTCTGCCCGCTGTCCATCATGCACTCGGCATGGCAACAAGACCTCTTCAAATTCGCCATTCATCGTACGGTAGATGTGGCTTATGGATCTGCAAGCAAACGCAAGCAGATCATCTCTGGGGTGGCCGAGTACGTTGTCATCAACTTCGATGGTGTGGAGATTGTGCGGGAGGAAATCGCCCGAGGAGGGTTTGACCTCATCGTTATTGATGAGGCATCTGCGTACAAGAATGCGTCCACTACACGGTGGAAAGTGATGCGCTACTTGATGCAGCACGTCAAGGGGCTGTGGATGCTGACTGGCACACCTGCTGCGCAGTCCCCGGTAGATGCCTACGGGCTGGCTAAGTTAGTGAACCCCCGCAGCACACCTCCGTTCTACGGGCAGTTCCGAGACATGGTCATGTACCCAGTGACTCAATACCGTTGGGTGCCCAAGCCCGGTGCCGACACCGTCGTACACAGCGTACTACAACCAGCTATACGGTTTGAAAAGAAGGACTGCTTGGACTTACCAGAAGTTACGTACGTGGATCGGGACGCCCCGATGACTGTGCAGCAGTTGAAGTTCTACAAAGAGCTTAAAAACGAGATGCTGGTCGAGGCGGCAGGTGAAGAGATCACGGCAGTCAACGCAGCGGTGATGTTGAACAAGCTTCTGCAGATAGCCTGTGGTTCCGTATACACAGATACACGGGAGGTTGTGGACTTTGACGCCCGCAGCCGACTCAACGCTGTCAAGGAAGTCATTGAAGAGGCCAGCCACAAAGTGCTGGTCTTCGTACCGTTCACGCACACCATCCTCAAGATCAAGGACTACCTGACCAAGGCTCACATTGTGAGTGAGATCATTGACGGCAGTGTGCCAGTGGCCCGACGCAGTCAGATCGTCACCGAGTTCCAGACCAAGGAGAACCCTCGGGTCTTGATCATTCAGCCACAAGCTGCATCCCACGGGCTAACCCTAACCGCTGCCGACACCATCGTCTGGTACGCTCCCGTGACCAGTGTGGAGACCTACCTCCAAGCCAATGCCCGCATCAACCGTCCTGGGCAGAAGAACGCCATGACCGTGGTGCACATCCAAGGCAGCAGTGTCGAGGGCAAGCTGTACTCCATGCTGCGGGGCAACATTGCCAACCACGACAAAATCGTTGAGCTTTATCGTCAAGAGATGAACGAAAACTCTTGACAAAGTCAAACAACGCTGTACAGTCGAAGACGTGGGACCACCCACGCAGAACAACTAGGAGCTAACAATGCAGGTAGAAAACCAGGGGGTCGAAGAACCCCCTACCCTAGCCGTCGATAAGGTGGCAGAGGCGTACATCTCCATACGGGATGCCCGTGCAGAAGCAAAGCGTGTCTTTGAGGTTCAGGACGAAGCCCTGGCCGAGCAGATGCGAGTGCTTGAGGCACACATGCTTGACGTGTGCAAGCAGATCAACGCCGACAGTATCAGAACCAAAGCAGGCACAGTTATTCGTTCAGTCAAAACACGGTACTGGACGAACGACTGGGATTCAATGTACCGACTCATTCATGAGCGGCAAGCATTCGGCCTGCTAGAGAAGCGGCTTCATCAATCCAACATGAAGCAGTTCCTTGATGAGAATCCAGAAGTCTTGCCTGAGGGTCTGAATCAGGACAAGGAATACACCGTGGTTGTCCGACGCGCAAAGTAATTAAATGAGCAACATTCAACTTTTCAATCAAGAAGTCCCCGATTTCCTGCAGAACGCAGGTGTAAGCGAACTGACCAAGTCCTTGGTCGGTCGGCCCCGCAACAAGCGTCTGGTGCCCAAGAACGGCATCTGGACCAAGATGGTCGGCGGCGAGGCAATGGGCAAGCTCAAGGGTGACATCGATGTCATCATCGTCAACGCTGCACCGCACGTTGGACGTATCTTCTACGCTACCGCGTGGAACCCCGATGCCGAGCCGACTGCACCGGACTGCTTCTCCAACGATGGGCGCACCCCCGATGCCAAGTCGGCGAACGTGCAGGCCAGCCGCTGCGATGACTGCCCTCAAAACATCAAGGGTTCCGGGCAGGGGCAGTCGAAGGCTTGCCGCTACAACCGCTTCATTGCTGTTCTGCTGAAGGACGACTTTGGCACCGCTTTGGAAGGCGAGGTCTACCAGATCAAGCTGGCATCCAAGTCCCTCTTTGGTGATAACGACGGGAACGCCTACACGTTTGAAAACTACACCAAGTACCTGGGCAACAACGGCAAGAATGTGGATCACGTTGTGACCCGCATCCTGTTCAACGAGAACAACGACAACCAGTCGGTCATGTTCGCTCCTGTTGGCTACATCAACCGCCAGCAGTATGACGTTGCCCAGCGTGTGGCTAGTCTGCCCGCAACCAAGGCTCTTATCGCCATGACCCCGTCTCAGGCCGACGGTGTCACCAAGCTCCCCCCTCCCCTGCCCAAGGCTAAGGTTGTGGATGTGGAAGACGTGGAAGACGTGGAAGACGAGCCTCCCAGCAAGCGTCCGAGCAAGAAGACTGCAGAAGCTGAGATGCCTGCACCCAAGAGCAAGAAGGCACTTGCTGACGTGGTCTCTGCCTGGAGCAAGGAAGACTAACCATGACCTATGGGTACAGCCAGCGGTTGGCAGAGCTTAATCGCTCTGCTGGGCTGGAGTCGATAGGTGTGGCACTGGGCAGGGAGTGCATCAGTTTGGGGCTCCCTGTCCGCGCTGTTGCAGATGATCTAGGGGTTTCTCGGATGACGATCTACAACTGGTTCACTGGTGCAAGTAAGCCCAGTAAACGCATGCATGGGATCGTCACCGACTACCTCCACCGGATCTCTCTCCTACGCAAGTAACCCATGTGTACTACGGGGCTCCGGCCCCGTGGTGCCCTATTCACTCCAAAAATATGACGAACTTCAACTTGCTCGATGCGGTGCTGCCCAAGGAAGGCCGGTACTGCATGTGGGGGAAGGGTCGGTACATAGTTCAGAAGTTCTTTGATACTAGGGAAGAGCTAGATGCAGAGGTTGAGAAGCTTGTAGGCAACGACTTTGATGCTTACTTTGGCTGCGCCAAGTTTGGTGATGCCAATAACCGTGAGCATGAGAATGCAGAGTACTTCCACGCACTGTGGATGGACGTTGACTGCGGCGAGGAGAAAGCAAAAAAGGCCGAGGGATACATCGACCAAGAGACTGGGCTGAAGGCTGTGATGGATTTCTGCAAGACGCAGAAGCTGCCGCGCCCCATCATTGTTGACTCCGGCAATGGCCTGCATTTCTATTGGATTCTCACCGAGGTGGTCCGTCGCCCAGAGTGGGAAGCCTTGGCTAAGAGGTTTTGTGCGTTGGCCCTGGAGAAGGGGCTGATTGTGGATACTTCAGTCTTTGAAGCATCCAGAGTCTTACGCATCCCTGGTACGTTCAACTTCAAGAACTCTCCTCCTTCACCTGTGACGGTGATCAGTGAGGAGCATGACGTTACCGACTACGCCGTCTGGAAAGCACTCATCGACGCCCCAGACGTAGAGCCCCCAGAAGATACCTCCCACCTGCCCAGGGGCATGAGCCCACTGCAGGAGGCCCTGATGGAGAACCGCATCAAACGGTTCAACACCATCATGATCAAGTCGGCGGAAGGTAGTGGCTGTCAGCAGCTACTGCACTGCTACCAAAACCAGAAGGACATCAGCTACAACCTTTGGCGGTCGGCACTGTCTATTGCCACACATTGTGTAGACAGAGCAGAAGCGATCCACAAGATCTCAAGTGACCATCCGCAGTACACAGAAGGCGAGACAGAGATCAAGGCTGCAGACATAGGTGGCCCACACCTGTGCACGACATTTGAATCTGAGAACCCCAGTGGGTGTGACGGTTGCCCCAACAAGGGCAAGTTCAAGTCGCCCATCATGCTCGGCATGGACATTGCCAGGGCTGAAGAAGAGGCTGATGACGGGGACGGAGAAGAAGGGGAAGGCCCCAAGCCCCCCAGGCTACCGGCACTCCCGCAGCCCTACTTCCGTGGGAAGCACGGTGGTATCTACCGACTACCACCTACAGCAGAAGATGACCCACAACTTGTCTATGAGCATGAACTGCAGATAGTCAAGCGCATGCGGGACCCAGTGTATGGGGAAGTGGTTTTGTTTCGGCTGCATCTGCCGCAAGATGGGATGCGTGAATTCACCATACCCATGACAACGGTGATTGCTGAAAGGGAGTTGCGCCCTGCACTAGCTATGCACGGGCTGGTCAGCTACAGCGACCAGTTCAAACTCATCTACACGTACATCACCACCTGTGTCAAAAACATCCAGATAACCAACAAGGCTGAAGTTATGAGAACACAATTTGGTTGGGTAGACAACAACACAAAGATGATCGTTGGTGACCGTGAAGTTACGGCCCAAGGTATTTTCTACAGCCCGCCATCGAGTGCCACAAAGACGGAAGCAGAGATGATGCAGCCGACTGGCACGTTGGAGAAGTGGAAAGAAGTCTTCAATATGTACGCCCAGCCTGGGCTGGAGGCCAATGCATTTGCTGCACTTACAGGGTTCGGCTCCCCTCTGCTCAAGTTCACTGGGCTCAGTGGGGCGATCATCAACCTGATCTTCCCAGGCTCTGGCTCGGGCAAATCCACAATCCTGTATATGTGCAACAGCATCTACGGGCATCCAAAGAACTTGGCGTCAATCTGGAAGGACACCTACAACTCCAAAATGCACAGGCTGGGGGTACTCAACAACCTGCCCAACACCATTGATGAGATCACCAACACCACTGCACAAGAGTTCTCTGACCTTGCCTACAGCATCTCACAAGGGCGCGGCAAGAACCGGATGAAGGCATCGACCAACGAGATGCGGGTCAACCTGACAAGCTGGCAGGGCATTACGCTGGCTTCGTCTAATGCAAGCTTCTACGAGAAGTTGGGCATGGCGAAGGATTCTCCTGACGGTGAGTCCATGCGTCTGTTGGAGTACAGCATCCTGCCGAGCACCATCATCCCGGTTGAAGTTGGCAAGAAGATGTTTGACCATGAGTTGATGGAGAACTACGGCCATGCCGGGGATATCTTTGCCGAGTACCTTGTTGGGCACGTTGAAGATGTCATCGACCTGCTGCGGCAGGTGCAAGCCAAGATTGACCGTGAGGTTCAGTTCACCAGTCGGGAGCGGTTCTGGTCGGGCGTTGCGGCTTGCAACATCACTGGGGGCCTAATTGCCAAAGACCTGGGCTTGCACAACTACGACATGCGGGCCATCTACAAGTGGATGATTGACATGCTGCAGGGGGTGCGTGAAGAGATCAAGCCCCCGGTTACCAACAACGTAGCACTCATTGGTGACTTCATCAACGACCACATATCCAATGTCGTGGTGGTCAATGGCACCGCAGACGCTCGGACAAACTTGGTTGCACTCCCCACCGTAGA